TCTGTCCAAAGTTAGCTGCGTCCCCCGATGCAGTTCCATTAGCTAGATTGATAATCTTCTGGTTATTGACATTGACTGCTGCCTGAGCTAATGCCATTTGGTCTATACGGTTAGCACGAACAACAGTGTTTACGTTTGCTGTTCCTGTAAGCGTTGGGTTTGGATATGAACCTGCCAAGTCTCCGCTAGCTGTTCCCGTTGGGGGAAGAGTAGTAGGGATCTGCCCGAATGTCGCAGCATCAGTTGCCACTGTTCCATTAGCTAGACCAGTAAGCTTCTGAGCGTTCATAGCGACAGCAGCAATAGGTGCAGCCATCTGATTTAGCTTGTTAGCTTGAATGATGGCGTTAACGGCTGTTGTAGCGGCTAGAGTAGGGTTTGGGTAGTTCCCCCCTAGGTCACCACCAGCAGCCCCTGTAGAAGGCCCTGGAGGCCCCTGAGGACCACCAGCAAAGCTTTGGCGCGTAGCCATTACACACCAGCCTGTACAGAGTAGGTCTGGTTAGCTGCGGTAATGATCTTTACTACGGTATTTGATGTCTGGCCGATTGCTGGCTCAGGTGGAAGCTTTCCGTTGATAACGTCGATAGAACTCATGGCTGCAATGAAGAAACAATCATCTCCACCAACGGTGGGATCTACTCCATCTACACGAGCCCACATATCTCCTGAGCTTCTGTTTACGATTTCAATGTTGTGGTACCAGTTAGCGAAGGTAACGGTAGTAACCGCAGCTCCAACAGTGGTTCCACTGCTAATGTGTGTTGCTGCCATGAGAGCACCTTAGTTAGTTGGGAAATGAAGTGCTCCGAGTAATACCCCGTTAAGAGCAGTACACCGTGTAAGGAACTGCTGTGTCAGAAACTAGCTGAACACTGGTTCCGCTAATGGCACGGGTAATAGGCTCTTGAGTCAGAATCCCATTAGGGAATGTTACGGCCTGCCCAGGTAGGACAGGGAAGTTGTCATCGGCAAGGATAACAGGAGCGACACCATCTGTACGGAGCCAGATAGTTCCTGTGGTCCCACGATGAACGATAGTAATGTTTGCGAAATACTGAGGGAAGTTAACCGAGGCAACAGTGTTGATGGTTAACGTTCCTGACTTAGCTCTAACTGCTGCCATCGTTTTCCTATCAGATATTGTTTTGTCCGGAGAGGCATAACCCCTCCGGACAATTCGTTATTACTTTCCTGCAAACCTTAGCTATAGATAGGTAGGGTTCCAGCGTCTTCCGCAAGATCTGCGTTGTAGGTCATGTTCTGTGCAGCAATTAGAGAAACCTTAGATCCATAAGCTGTGAATGCTGCAACAGCAGATGGATCAGTAGCAAGAGGAGTTGTTGTGGAAAGCTGTGGCTTAGGGAAGTTGTTCTTTACCGCAAAGGTAACAGTACCAGAAGCAGGAACAGTCACAGTCACAGTGTCAGCACCAGACTGAGTAGCGGTAGATCCGTCGGTTGTAACGGATACCAAACCTGCGGTAGTTGTGCTTACGGTGAAGATAATGTACTTCTCCCAGCCTGTAAGGCTAGCGTGTGACTCTACTCCAAGAGCTAGAGAACCACTAACAGCGTGTACGGCCATATTTATATCCTATTCGTGTAAAGGGGATTACTTCTTTGCGGCTGTCTTTGGAGCGACTACCTTATCCAAGGCTGAGTCAGCTTCGTCAACAACCTCATCAACTAGATCTGCCTTTGCACGAACGTCATCAGCAACAACGGCTACGTGCTCTAGGGCAGTGTGGATATCAGCGGACACGGCCTGCTTTAGTACATCGGAGACCAATGCACCGTGAACGCGATTAAAGACAGCCTCCAGCTTAAGAACTAGAGAGTGTAGGTCACCCTCTGCTACGTCCTTTAGGTGGGAGAACTTTGCCTCTAGATCCTGAACAAAAGTCATTATCAATTCCTTAATTTCTGGCGACTGCGGCGTTAAACCACATAACCGCTTGGTCTAGATTAGTGATTGCTAGTGAAAGCTCACGACTCTCGGGAGCATTCTCATCCATCCACGCTGCCAACTCAAGTGCCTTAGCTCTCATTGCCTCATAAAGGGCAGCCTGGTTTGAGTTGGCAGGGTGGAAAGAAAATCTATTCTTGATATCGCTATTCATTAGTCAGTGATAACTGCTCCGTGTAGACGCTCATAACGCCCACCGCTACGAGATACTTCCTCGAAACGACGGGAAGCGTTGGCATCCACATTCACACCGTGCATGAATTCGCCAGTCATACCAGCGGAGTCAATCCATGCAGCAGAACCTAGGTGAGCACGCTCACGCATAGTCTCAGCAGCAGGCTTGATGAATACGTTCATGTTGTGGTTCGGGTGTCCTGGAGCTGTTCTGTAGCCCTGCATTGCACCTAGCTGGAAGTCATTAGGTACGTCGGTGTCAGTGGCAATACCCTCTTCAAAACGAAGTGGTCCACGACGCTCAGAGTTAGCTGCACCCTTTGCCTCGTAGTTAACAGCGCCACGATCTCTTTCAGGGAATCTTGGGGTTGGGGCTAGATTAGCAGCGCGCCCAGCCTCCTGGTACATTTCTGCCATATTAGGTTCCTTACTTAAACACTAGTGTTGTCTATATGATAGCGCATTAACTACGTCTTCTATCATAAAAGGGATTGTTGGAAATCTCTACCTCTTCATTTCTATTCTCAGGAATGAGACTTAGAGCAATCGCCAAAGAGTCACAGTAGTCATCGTGCGCGTTAGCTTCCTTTGGCGCTTCTGCCAGCATGTATGGTCCTTCGAATTTCACCTGAAGGTCTGACATCTGCTGTACGAAGTTTCTGTATGTACGTAGATTACGTGTCTTAGCGTGAGCAGGCCACCCAAGCTTTCCTCTATCCAGCATCTCTCTTAGATACTTCCAGCGGTCCGACTGTGCTGGACGCTGTGAGGATACATCTACGACTTCAATATGGGGGAGTAGTACTCGCAGGCGAGAGATAAAGATGTCTCCCATTCCACCTGCGTCTACTCCAATGGACCATACGTTGTACTTGGATACAAACTCTACGATTCTATGATACTGGGTTTCCCAGTCCTGTCCTTGCAGGTCAAGCCAATTCAGTACACGAACATTGTAATACCCATACTCATCCTGGTGATCCCAGTCTACGAAGAGAGCAGTCACAATAGTGCTGTCAATCTTTCTCGCAGGGTCAATACCGATGATGATTGGGGAGGTGAAGTATTGCTTAACCACCTGCATTGTCTTATCTCCAAGCTCATCCAGACGCTCAGAGGTGGTGAACATTCCCTGTTCCAGGAGCCACAGCAGACGGTATGACAGCTTGAACTCATCGGAGTCATATCCCATACGGAGCATGTCACCATTAACGGCCTTTTCGTATCTCTTGTTCCACTTGGATACTTCTCTGTAGTCAGCCTCGAAGTGGTTTACACGAGCGCCACGCTTAGTAGCATTGCGCTTATTCTGCTGAATCTCTCGGTAGAAGACTCCCTTCTCATAAGTGGGAGTTCCCGTCATAACAAAGGTTCCGTTAGTGGACGCAAGCATAGGACGAATAGACTTGTCTACTACCTTCTGGTCAGCTACCTGCGACTCGTCCAGAAGAGCAATGTGATAGGTCTTACCTTCAATGTTCGCGCGAGGGTGAGCGGTCTGTCTACGTACAAGAGAACCGCATTTCTCTAGCTTCATCTCTGATCCACGACCACGTACCTTCTCATCAATGGAAGGATCGGAAAGGATCTCCTTAGCCCTCTCGGATTCAAACATGGAGATGATACGGGAATAGAGAGTCTTAGCCATGTCATCTACTGGGGCAAAGGCTCCGACCCATACGCCTTCCTTGAAGTCCTCTAGCAATTCGTTAAAGGGCTCTACCTTCGCCAAGCGGGGAAGCATAATCATCATTGTGGCAACAGAAGCAGCTACCGTCTCCGTCTTTCCTGACTGACGAGAGAAGAGAGCTGTAACGGTTGCACCATCGTTGATAATCACGGATTCCATAAAGCGGGCCGCGAATGGTCTCTGGTATCCGTACAAAGGGTGTCCAGACAATTCGTCCGCGAATACAAGTAGCTTCTCTACTAGTGAATCAACGAATGCCTGAGACTGTGGATCAAGGTTAATGGAAGTCTTGTTATACGCCTCAAGCTCTTCCGCTGTTAATTCATCTAAGTCAATCTCAGTGGCCATTTATTTCTCCAGGTTAATTTCTCGATAATAATATTGTACCCGAGTTGACATAGCGGGGTACCGTGGTACTCTGGGGATAACAACTCAACAAGACAGGAGCCGATCATGTACATCCCCCAAATCGATGATCAGGAGCCTGAGCACCACAACGGCGCTGACTTCGCTAGAGGCTTTGGAGCCTCCTTCGGAGGAGCCATGTTGGGCTCTGCTCTTGACCGTACGCGGTTCGGACGCTGGTTCAACACCAGCCCTACAGTGGGAGTCGTTTACCGCTTCCTCGCACGTGCCGCTATCCTGGTAGTGATCTTTCTGGCAGGCATTTATGCCTACGAGCTTTTCAAGGTCTGGTGAGTCTTTCCTCAAGGACTTGCATTGCAGCCAAGAGAGATACTGCCCCAACCTTCGTGTCATCTATATACGCTAGAGCCTCAGTCGGATCGTTATGGCTGAGGCTCTTTCGTATTTCCGAAATGTTTCTGCCGATACCGGTGTGAGTGTTGTCCACCCAACGAACCAATTCGTTGTTATTGGTAGAACGTAGTCTTCTCAGCAACTTGCCCTTGATACCGGAATCAAGGTGTGCCTTTCTCTTAAATCCAAACATTAAATGTCCAATGCTTCTATGAGTAGTTCTTGTTGGTCTGCGGAGAATTGCTTCTTAATCATGGTGCGTCGGATGTGCGCTTTCTCGCTCTCGGAAAACTCCTCATCGCTGATCTGACGACCTTGCAGAGCGTCTAGGAGCATCTGTTCCTCTGAACGATCCGTAGAGCGCCACAGGCCCAATACAAGCCCTCTGGAGGACCACGGGATACGGACTATCAGTGAGTTAGACCAGCGGTATGGTTCCTCAACCTCGTGGGAGGGATACCGATGGAAAAGGGGTGACTTCTTCTGTAGTTGGATACTGTGTGCGAATAGTGGTCCTAAGTTATGCACCTTATTGTGAATCATCTATACAAGTCCTCTTGAATATGGAAAGCGGTTCAACGTGCTGTTGATAAAGCGTCCAGGAGACTGTGCTCTCTGGAATCTCCACCACACGGAAGGGGGCACGTTGTAATAAGCGTAGTACTCCCCATTACGGAATTTTATACGAAGTGTTTGACTTCTTTCATCGTAACCCGCCGCAAGAGTTCTTGGTCTTCCCGGATTGATGGTGGGAGTCGGCTGATACGGTAGAAGCAATTCGTCTTCACCGGTATAGGCTAACTCGATCTCCATATTCACATGAGGGTCAGTTAGCTGTGCCGCACGCTGTCTAATGGAATTCAGATCAGGATGACCCACTTGAACAGTGGGAGTCTGGTTAGCTACGCTGGGACCAAAGAATGTGTTCTCCCATGCAGAACCAGCGCGGGGACGATTAGGCTGAATAGGCGGTACTCTATTGCCCGCCTTTCTTCTTGGCATAGGATCTCCTTTAAACGACAAATAGCCTAGCCCCTATCTTATCAAAAGGGCTAGGCTACTCGTGTTATTCAATTGTTGTTACGTGCGGGCAATTAGGTCCCGCGTAATGGATTCTGTCCAGGTAGGTACAAGATACGTGTACCGTCGCTGTCATGTCGTAGGGTACTTCACTAGCTGAGTGAGCTGTCCAGCTTTCCTCTCGCCAGATATCCCCTTCGTCGTGGACTCGTCTATAGAACTCGATTGTCATGGATGAAACTCAAATCTGGCTTCTTGTATGTGTCTGGCTTCATTACCTTGCCAAACTCATTGTACTGGACTGAGCCGTCAGGCCAAACCTTAGACATGTTCGAAAGGTGAACCGCTGTGAATACCTGCTGAAGAGGGATACCAAGTTCCTCCGCAGTACCGTAGACCACATAAAGGAGATCAGCCAATTCCTTAGCCAGTTCCTCACGAGCCTCTTCCATGGTGCTGGAAGTCAGATTCAGTCGAGTATCCTCCAGGTGAACCAGAGCATCGGATACTTCCTCGAACTCTTCCTGAATCAGATTGATACGACGCTCTGTCTTAGTCAGGAAGTCATCTGACTTCTGATGTGGGGCAAACGTCTCATGGAACATCTTAACGTCTTCAAGCGGTGTGTAACCCATTTAGTAAAGCACTCCATTCACTGAGAACTGTCCATCCTGAACTTCCACGAGGTGACTGAATACCTTGTCACCATAAACCTCAAGAATTCCAAATGCCTGCTGCCAGTTAGCAGCAACACCCTTCTTCTTAAGGTAGTCAGCCTTAGTAAGGTCCATGAAGTGACCAACCTCAAGACCAGTCAGCGTGTTACGGATCTTACCATTGTAGCCAGTGGACTCGCTAGTCTTACCGGCTCTGTGGGTATGACCACATACGGTAGAGACACCAAACTTGTTCTTAGCCAGACCAAAGGCAGTCTTGCCAGCAACAGGACTCAGGGAGCCCTCATCGCCATGCGCCATGACCCAACCGGGAGCAAGCTCCACAACGCTATCACGTACGAACTCTACCTCATACTCGTCAAAGCCAACCTGGTTTTCCAGGGTCAATGTGCGAAGGGTAGTGAGTCCTGGAGCACAACTTTCCAAATACAGCTCAAGTCTGTCATCGTGATTTGACCGGACGATACGGAAACGTCCGTCGAATACTTCTCTAATATCCTCAAGAATTCCTCTAGAGATATCGAATCCGTCTTGTAGATCGCCTGCGAATTCAGGCTTCTTTCCTCGAACCCATCGGCTGATCTCTGTGGAGTCTGTGAAGTCTCCGACTTGTGCAAGCTCATTAGGCTGAAAGTCTCCAACAAATTGAATGAACTTCTTTACTAGTGCTTCGTCATGCAGTGGAGCCTGAACGTCTGGCATAACCACAATGGTGTGAGCACGCTCTCCACCGAGGTTCTTAATGGTGACAACCTCAGGACGGTTCTTCTCTCTCCAGGTACGAACAAGCTTCTCGGATACTGCTATGTTCTTGTACTCTCCCAGTTGGGTAGCCGCTGCTGCCCTTCCTAGTGAGCGATCCCAGAGGATATC